GGTGGCTTTTGCTCGCAGCCAAAAAGAGTGAAAAGGTTGCAAAAAGTTTTTGGCACTTTGGCATTTTTGCGGCTTTGTGGCATTGTTCCACAAGATTTGTTGCACCTTTGGCACTTTTGACTTTTGCCCCCTAGCATGCGCCGCTCTGGATACCTTGAAAAATATGAGATTTATGCCGCTCGGTATGGGGTCGGGCTGCGGACGGTAAAGCGGTGGGGCTCGCTCAAAGCTCCGCTCGATGTCCCCGAGCGCATGGCGGAATGGTGGGAAAAGAACATGACCCAGCGTGCTCCCGATAGCATCATCGCCGCTGCGGCGGGAAATGGCACCTTTGCCAGCAAAGCCGCGCCCGTTTCGCCATCGCTTCCGAAAAACGAACTGCCCTTGGATCTGAGTGGCGCGGAAAGCCCCGCCATTACTGGCAATTCCACGCCTTCCATGGAACTGGTCGAGGTGGGTGACGATGAAATGGGGGTCATCGCCACGGAAAAACGGATGCGCAATGCCGAGGTGCATGCGTATCGAGCCTACCTGGCCGCCATCGATTCCCGTGATGAGGGTCGGATTCGTGCGGCCCAGCGCAACTGGAACGACATGACCACGCAAGTGCGCGTCATGGCAAAAGTCGCTCGCGAAGACGAAATCGCCCGCCGCGAACTGATCCCGCGCATTATCGCCGAAACGCAGCTTGTCGATCGTCATGCGTCGATCTACTCGGCGATCCGTGGCATCTTCCCCGCCATGGCCCGAACCTATGGAATCCCCGTGACATCCGAAAACGAAGCCAAGTGGCAAGATCTGATCGATACCTTCTGCCACGGCCTAACTACTGAAGTCTTTACCGAAATCCATGACAAAGAGCGAGATTAAAGCATGGATCGATGGATGCCTTGCCGGGGTCTATCGTCCGCTACCGAAAGAAACCATCTGGCAATGGGCCGAGCGAACCTTGATCATTCCCAAAGGTGCCGAGAACCCGAAGAAAGCCGGTCAGCGCTGGAGCTCCGACTACTCGCCTTACGTGCGTGAAATCATGGATTGGTTTCGCTCGACTGGCAAAAGCGAATTGTTTGTCTGCAAGTCCTCGCAGGTCGGGCTCACCATGACCTGCCTTATCGTGATTTGCTGGCACATCGTGCACCGGCCTACGAACATCGGTTATTGCATCGACTCCCGGGAAGAAGCTCGGAAAATTAGCAAGTCGCGACTCCAGCCATGGATCACCCAAAACAACTTGCTCGAACGAATCGGCGAAGAAGAAGACTCGCTCAGCAACATGACCTTCTTCCTGCGCGGGATGCTGGTTCACATGCTTGGGGCCTATTCCGTAGGAACGTGGAGAAACAAAATGCTCGGCATCGGGATTCTCGATGAGCTCGACGCTCACCCACCTGTGAAGCATCAAGGCAATTCTGCCGATGCGATGCGCTCGCGCTTGAAGCAAGAGCCCAACAGCAAACTTCTCGGATTCAGCAAGCCCAAGCTCGAAAGCGATCAGACATGGCAAGAGTGCTTGACCGGCACCATGGAAAAATACTTCGTGCCCTGCCCCCACTGCGACCACATGCAGCCGCTGGAGTGGAAAAACGTGATTTACAAAGGCAAAGAGTTTGAGGATCTGGCGCAAGAACCGCAGCTCGATGCCATCAAAGCCGGTGCTTACTACGCTTGCGAGATGTGCAAAAAGGGCATCGACCACAGTCACAAATACGACATGCTTCTCAAAGGCCAGTGGCGTGCGACCAATCCCAAGGCGATTCCTGGCAAACGGTCCATGCTCATTTCCGACCTCTATTCCAACGCCGTGACGTGGGGAGAACTGGCCGTGGAATGGATCGAAGCGCAGAAATCCACCGACAAACTTACCGCCTTCGTTCAGGATCGACTTGGCGAGCCGATGAAACGCTCCAACGGCCAGCTGCGCGACAAGGAAGTTTTGAGCCTGCGCGAAAAATCGCATCGTCGCGGCATCTGCCCCGTGCCGCCCGTGCTTGTGGCGATCATCGTTGACGTTCAGGCCGCGACAATGAAATGGGGATTGCTCGCTTACACCTCCGCCGGCGACATGATCGTCATCGACTACGGCGAGGCCCTGACTTGGGATGAAATTGATTTCCTCATCGAAACTCCCATTTCCGTGACTGGAAGCGAAGACGTGACCGTGCAATGCGGATTGGTCGACGAAGGGGACGGCAATAGGACGCACGAAGTCCGCAGCTACTGCGCTCGCCACGACAACATTTTCCCCGTAAAAGGTCGAGGTCGCCACCAAGCGCGTGGCCTGATCACCACATCGGTCTGCGAACACTTGGGCATCGAGTGCCTAACCTACCACGTGTCCGACGATGCCTACGCCAACGAGCTTGTTTTCAACCGCATCAAACGCGATGGCAAAAATCGCGACTACGCCAAACAGCGCATCATCTTGCCTTGGGATATCTCCGAAGACTTCGTTGATGAAATTACCTCGGTGCACCGTGAGGTCAAACCCAACAAATACGGCTTCGAAGAGCAAAAATGGCATGTGAAAGGAAAAAACGACTACTTCGACGTGTTGAAATACGGCCTCGCCCTGTGGGACATCAACGCCCCCGTGCTCAAAGAAAACGGCTTGCTTGATGGTCCGCCGAAAGAAATCCCTGCCGCCCCAGCTTTGGCACTTTGACAAATTGCCCTTTTCACAATGGCCGACATCCGACATTTAGCCGCCATGCGGCGTTTTATGACCCCTGAGGAAATCAAGGCGGCGTATCAGGCGATTTTCCAAGCGTGGATGCAACGGCTTGACGAAGTGACGATCATCACCGGCAAGTCGACCGAGGGCGAAAGCGCCCAAGCGCAAGTGGTCGTTGATGCCGAGCATTACGCCGAGGCCATGGACGCGCTGGAGGTCATCTTGAACGAAATCGAAGGCAAGACCACTGGCGGGAACGTCCACATTTCCAACATTCACCGCTACACCCAGACCTAATTTTTTATGGCCAAACGCAAACGCAATCGAAATTCTTCACCCGCTCCTTCGCCGATGGCAGAGGCTGCCGATACCATCCAAGCGCCGGAGGCCTACAGTGGCTATTCCGGCGCGAATTTGTCTTTGGATCGTGGCCAACTTTTCTGGCCGACTCTCGAAACGCGCGATGAGCTCGACTCATTTTCTCACCAAGAGTTGATTCGTCGGATTCGCTGGCTGGCCGCGAACGTGGGATTTGTAAAAGGCTTCATCCGCAACGCCGCAACACTGGTTGGCGCTCAGCGACCCCAAAGCGAAGTGGAAGGCGAGTGGGCGGAAATGGCCGAGAAAGCCTTTTGGCGTGTGGCGGGAAATGCCAGCACTTTCGACCGTGCCGGAAAGTTCAATTTTCTGAGTGCACAGCACATGCTCACGTGCCAGTCCTTGCGCGATGGCGATCTTTTGACCGTGCTCACCGAGTCCAAGAGCGGCGCGGCGATGTTCGCATTTTACGAGTCGCATCAAATCCGCATGCCGAAAAAAGAAAGACTCGACGGTGATTGGCATGATGGCGTGCTCATCAATGAAGAGGGCCGTCACACGTATTACTCGGTAGCGAAAAACAAAACTGATACCACCGTCATCCCCGCCGATCGATGCATCTATTTTGGCAGCTTCGATAGCGTTGGCAATCGTCGAGCCATTCCGCCGTTGGCGCATGGCATCAACCACTCGCAAGATATTGTCGAGATCTGGGCAAATGTGAAATCGGCGATCAAAAACGCCTCGCTTTTCGCCGCCATCCGCGAGCGTGCCACGGCGGCCTTGCAGAAATCCCAAGCGGGAATGCCCGGTGCCATCGTGAAATCACAGAATCCCAATGCGTCTGGAGAGTTCGATGTGGCGCAAGTGTGGGGCGGGTCGCAGATTCCGCAACTTCCGCCAGGCGAGACGCTGAAAATTCTCCACGACAACCGCCCCGCGCCCGAGCAAGTGGTTTTGTGGGAAACCCTCATCAACGACATTGCCGTGGGGCTGGGCTTGCCCATCGAAGTGCTGTGGAAAATTTCGCATCTCAATTCCGCGGGCGTGCGTTTCGTCATGGAAGTGGCTTCTCGCTGGATCCGCCGTCGACAAGAAATGCTCGAAGAATGGGGTCGGCGCGTGTGGGTTTACGTCCTCGCCAAGGAAATGAAAGCCGGTCGCTTGCCCCTGCCGCCCGAAGGCGTGGAGTGGTGGAAAGTCAGCTTCGTCCCGCTGCGCGACATCACGATCGACCGAGGTCGCGAAGGCCGCATGAAGATGGACGAAGTCGCAAGCGGCTTGAGCACGCACAGCGCCTACCATCGCGAGAAAGGCGACGACTGGAAAGACGTGGCACGGCAGCTGATTGCCGAAACGAAATTCCACATGGAGCAATGCAAAGAGCACAATGTTCCTTACTCGCTTGTCTTCTCGCCTCGGGCGGGGCAACAAGCCCTGATGATCGATGAAACGGGCGAGGTGACAAAATAACGCGCATGACACGCTGGGGCGGCTTTGACAAAAGCCCCCTAGCGTATCTTTTTGCCGTTATGCTCACGAATCAATTTTTCGGGCTTCCGCTCGCTGTTTTGCCCACAGCGCTTACCTTTTCGCCCGAGGGCTGCGCCCTTGTGGCAGCGGCTGGCGATCGTGTCGATGCTTACATGCCGCAGGTGCAAGTCATCGGTGCCACGGCAATCTTGCCCATTTCCGGCTACATTTTGAAAGGGTATGGCGGGTATTACGGCTGCGACCTGCATTATCTCGATCGCATGATCGACAACATCGCGAATGATCCGATGATCAAAAACGTCATCGTGGACGTCAACAGCGGCGGCGGTATGACACCGGGCGTAGATACCACGGCGCGAAAAATTACCGATTTGGCATTGGCTGGAAAACGCACGTATGCCTACACCGACACCATGGCCGCAAGCGCCGCCTATTGGATGATTGCCGGGTGTCAGAAGATTGTCGCCAATCCCACCGCGATCTTGGGAAGCATTTCCACCCTGATGGTGGCCTACGACTACTCCAAGCAACTGGAAGACAATGGCATTGTCGCCAAGGTTTTCCGCACGGGCGAGCTCAAAGGCGCTGGCGTGTATGGCAAGCCATGGACCCCCGAAGAAGAAGCCGCTGTCGAACGTCGGATGCAGTTTGTCGATCAGAAATTCAAGTCGTTCATCGCCGAAAAGCGCGGTCTGTCCGCCCAGCACATGAACGGCGATTTCTGGTTTGCCGAAAACGCGCCCGTGGGGCTGGTCGATGCCCTGGCCGATAGCATCGAAGACTTGATCGTTTCCCTTCCTCAGTAACTTTTTTTTCCCGTATGATCGTTTACGTCGACATCGTTTCTCGCAAGATCGTTTCCAGTCTGAAGCTCAACAAAGAAGTCGAGCGCATCGAAGTGAAGCGCGGCGATATTTTGCCGCTGAGTCTTGTGTTCGTGCAAGACGGGGCATCGGTCGCCTTGCCCACTGGCATTTTGATTGCCTTCTGCGCAAAGCTGCGCAACAACTTCACCGGCCCTGCGATTGTTCTCACGCAGACCTTCGTGAAAAATGAATCGAGCATGATCAGCTACGATGGCGTGGTGCGTTTCGATGGCGAGTTGTTGACGGAACACATGGATCAAACGGCATCGCAGGACGATGACCTGAGCTTGGTGGATTTGTTGCTGGAAATCACATGGACCGACACCACGGCACAAACGACAGAGACGTCAAATACGATCGACCTGCGCGTGGTCAATGATGTTTACAAAGGCAATGAAAACATGCCCATCCCGCCCGATGACGAGCCTTTTGTGTTTCCTTTTGGCATCCAAACCAATACCATCGATCCCGTTTCCGGCGGCGTGGTCACAATCGGCGGCACGCTTGCTGCGGCCCACATCCACGGGAATCTTGCTGGTAATGTCTACACCCACGTCCGAGCCGGTGAAGCGCTTGCCAAAGGCGACCCCGTTTACGTTTCGGGCTCGCACGGCAGTGGGTCGACGCTGATCCCGATTGTCAGCAAAGCCGATGCCGCAAATGCTGCGAAAATGCCTGCGATTGGCATTGTCGATACCGATCTGGCAAACAATGCCAACGGTCACATGGTCATCGTGGGCGCGATCACCGAGTTCAACACGGCGGCCTACCCCGTTAATGCCGAGCTTTATGTCGCAAACGGCGGTGGATTGACCGCCACACCCCCCGCCGCTAGCAGTCAGGCCGTGGGACGGGTGGAACGCAGCAATGCCAACAACGGCGCGTTTATCGTCAAAGTCAACGGTTGGGCAAGCTCCGGCGGCAATGGTGCTGCCGATGCCAGAAAGCTTGTGCGTTTCGGTGTCGATGGCACAATCCCTGCGAGTTCTGTTGGCGGATTATCGCCTTTGGCAACTACGCAGCCAGGCACTGGAGTTGTTTCTGCATTGTCCAAAAATATTGGAACAGTTGGTTCAATGGTTGCCAACGGCGGCGCTCTTGGTGCTCCTCAAAGTGGTGATTTGGTCAACTGCACAATTGGAATAAATGCTCCTACCGATGAGCAATCGCCTGGTATTTTTGGCAACATTGCCATGAATGAAAACTATGTATTTTTTCGAACTAATACTCAATGGAAGCGCCTTCCGCTGCAAGCTTTTACAGTGAAAGCATTGTTGTTTAATGGGAGATTGGTTCGCTATAACGGAAATAATGTAAATTGTACAACAGCATGAGTGATATTGACTTAGGAAATAACCCCGTCGGAACGCCTCCTACCCAGGACGAGCAACAGCAAATGCGTGCCGCATTAGGCATCAATGCGGCATCAACAGCCGCAATCATCAATACCGCTCCGGTAGATAGTAGCATTGTCGATGCGGATCAAATTGCTGTTACCGAAACGGCAGCAAGTGGTGCATTGCGTCGCGCAACATTTGCAACAGTATGGAGCTGGATCACTGGTAAACTTGCTGCGCTAGCATCGATCACCGTTGGCGGAGCGTGGAATTTCGGGTCGACTACTCGTCCGACATCTGGCGGAACTGGTTTGCCGACATCGAACTCTTTAATCATGCTATCCGATGCCGATGCGCGATATGCCGCAACCAACGATGCGCGATTGAGCGATGCGCGCGAATGGACTGCTACAACCGTAACTCAAGCTGAGGCCGAAGCTGGAACTGCTACTACCCGTCGTGCATGGACGGCAGAGCGAGTGCGTCAAGCAGTTGTGGCATGGTGGGCGACAATCAATAAGAGCGGCATCGATACACGCACATCATTTCCTAACGATGACGTCACAGCGGCCACATCAGCAAATGCGGCAGGCGCGATTGTGCGACGCGATGGAACGGGAGCGTTCGCGGCAACCAGTTTGACCGCAACAAACAGCACGTCGACTGGTGCGCTCAGCGTCACTGGACTAACCACATTTGGATCGGTCTCTACATTCACGTATTCTGGCGGCGCTGCCGCCACTCATCGTGGCGCTTTGGGACTTAGCGCACTTGCCACAGCCACTGCTGGCACTGGTGTTACCACGGCGCTTGCTGTCAACGTCGGCACGGCTGGATCGTTTGTTGTCAACGGCGGCGCACTAGGCACACCCTCCAGTGGAACGCTAACAAATTGCTCTGGGCTTCCCGCCGCTGGTGTGACTGGCTTGGGAACACTCGCCACGCAAAGCGGCACGTTTTCGGGGACATCGAGCGGCACCAACACAGGCGACGAGACAGGGCCTCGCATCGCGGCATTGATTAACGCTGCAACTGTCAATACGGCGATTGTTGATGCGGATCAAATTTCTTTGACCGAAACTGCGGCATCTGGCGCATTCCGACGTGCGACATTTGCGACAATTTGGACATGGATCACTGGCAAACTTGCTGCGCTAGCATCGATCACCGTTGGCGGAGCGTGGAATTTCGGGTCGACTACTCGTCCGACATCAAGTGGCACCGGATTGCCATTATCTAACTCGCTAATCATGCTGTCCGATGGCGATACGCGGTATTTGCGTTCTGGCGGGTTTGCTTCAACAACAGCAAATATTGATGCAATCAACACTGATGTCTTAGCCGATCGCGTTTCTCTTACTTTAGTTCCAGGGACTTATGCTGTACGGTTTGCATGTCGTTTTTCTGGGGTTAGTCCTAAATTCCGCCTAGCGTTTTCTGGCACATTTGATCGCGAATCAGCATTTGCGTTTACAGGGAACGGTGGGGCTGGCCCCGTGTTGCGTCACGTGGTTTTGAATACTCAGTTTGATAATATTTACGGTTTTGGCGGAACGGTATGTTTTCGCGTAACAGCAACAGGTGTTTTGTCCATTCAGCATGCGCAATTAGTGTCTGGAGCATCAACATCAGCTCTGGCTGCTGGAGCTTTTCTCGAATTAACTCAACAATAATCACCATGTCACTACTCCCCACCCCATCGCTAATCGATAAAGGAGCCATCGCTGCTGCGGAGGCTATCCATAATTCCATCGTCGTTTTCAAAGCATCCTACGAGGAGTTTTGGGCGCGAAATCCCGATGTTATTCTTGCCGAACTGAACGCGAATGCAGAATACAACGGCACGCTCTTCGGGCTTCGCCGTAGTATTACGCAGGCTAACAACGGTTTTCTTGACTTTGTCAATGATCCCCGCTTCCCCACACGCTCACCCGTCGATATGCCCGTCGGATGGGCGTTTGTTGATGGCCAATTTGCCTACACCGCCCCCGTTTCTGAGTCGGACCCAGTTGAAGAGCTATGATCGAAATCGAAAACACGAAAATCTGTTTGGCTGTGATGGCGATTGGTGCTCGATACACCGCTCAAATGCTGGCGCAGGCGCTTCCGGAAGTTTTTGAAGTATGGCTTGACCAGGGCGCGACTGTGTTTTGCATCGCCGTGCTCAGCTACCTTTTAAAGCAAGAGCGCGATGAGCGCCGCGAGCGCCAAAAGCATCACGACGAAGAGGCCCGTGCGCTCCAGCAAAAGCAAAGCGAAGAAACCGCCGCGAGCATCGCCATGCGCGAACGTCTAGCTGTGGCAATGGAGAAATACAGCGAGTCGATTGATCGACTCTCCGAACACATCAAATCGAAATGAAGCCAAAAACACAACACGTCCACGGAAGCAAGATTGACAAAACGAGTCACCCGATTTGGAAATATCGGCTTGCAGAAAATTTCGTTTACCGCATGCCGACTCGCATGTCGAATCCCGTCATTTTCGTTTCGCACAGCGGCTACACCATTGGCGAGTGGCGTGGATTTGTGTTGACCATTTTTTCCGGCTACATACTCGATGGCGCAAGCGGCTGGCCTGACCATGAAATCGCCATGCCCGGCTTTTTGTTGCACGATTTCGGGTATCAGCTGGCGCAAATCCTCACGCGCAAAGAATGGGACCGCGCCATGTTCGATGTGCATGAGGGCGCTTGCTACCGCTGGCGACACATCATTTACGCAGGCGTGCGGCTCGGCGGCTGGAAAGCCTACGGTCAGCGCGACTACGTGGAAATCATCTCTGTCTAACCTCAATCCAATCATCATGAAACTGACCTATCCTTACATGCTGGCGACTCCGCTAACACACGAAGAATTTCGCAAGCCATCGGCCATTGCTTTTGACCACATCATTGCTGTCATTTTTGCCATAGCGCTTTTGCTGTGGCTGTTTGCCGTGACAAGCTGCGCCCCTATCCCCACCGCGCCGGTGCGCGTGAAGGGGCATTATGGCACCTACTCCTACGACCCCATCACCGGAGTCATCACGATCGAGCGCAATGGAAAATAACGACGACGATCCCGATTTCGATTCCCACGACGAAACCACTTACAATCTCCGATGAACCAACATCTCAATCGCTATCGATGGCTTCGCGACCTTTCGCCCTTGCCCCGCATGGTGGCCGAAGGCATTGCGCTGCTTGGCGCTAAAGAAGTCGTGGGCCGTGGCAGCAATCGCACGATCATGAGCTGGTCGACCGAGCTGCAAGAGGCTTTTGTGCGCATCTCGGGATTTTCCGATGACGATATCCCTTGGTGCGGTCTGTTCGTGGCAATCCTGGCATTTCGCCGTCGAGGTCTCGCCACGGAAGTAGTTGCCGATCCACTCTGGGCGCGAAATTGGGCGCGGTATGGTCAAAAATCGCCGCAAGCATCGCTGGGTGACGTGCTCGTTTTCCAACGTCCGACCGGCGGCCACGTGGGAATCTACATTGCAGAAGATCCGCAGTGCTACCACGTCCTTGGCGGAAATCAATCGAACGCCGTGACCATCACGCGCATCATGAAATCGCGCTGCATCGCCGTTCGCAGGCCCATTTACTTGTCCACACCCAGCACGGTCAAACCGTATCACGTGGCACCATCCGGCGGGATTTCTCGCAACGAAGCGTGACGTAGTTTTGACATTCGTTGCTTCCTTGATGAAACGTAAATTTCAGATGCTATTTTCCGCCGCTACCGAAATCCCCTCCGGTGGCTCTGGCGCTCCATCCGCCGCCGTGACTTGGGGAGAAACCGAAGCCACGGCTTCCGCTCCCGCTTCCGAAGCCCCCGCCGCGCCTGCTGCTTCCGCGCCCGCCGCTCCCGAACCTCCTGCATCGGGCATTGTGCAACGCATCATGTCGCGCTTCGAAGAAAAAACCGAGCTGGTCACTCAGCGCGACAACGCCGTCAATCAGTTGCAATCGGTCATGCAAGAGCGCGACTCTTATCAGCAACAAGTGACCGACCTCACCGCGCAGCTTGCCGCCGCTCAGGGCGATCTGAAAAAAATCAGTGACGCGCTCGATGCTGCCGAAAAGAAAAACACGACGGTTAATGCCGCCGCTGTCGATCTGGTTGCAGGAATTGGCATGCCAGCCGCCGCGCTGCCACCTGTCATCGATCCTCCCCAAGATTCCGTGGCCGCTTTGGAAGCAAAGCTCGCTGCGTCCACCGATCCTATCGAACGCCAGAAATTGGCGCTCAAGATCAAAAAGCTTGTTCGCGCCAACGCCTGATCAATCAACTGTTTTGACACTTTTGCCCTCGTAACTTCCTACCCTAAATCACCATGTCCACACTGACTGTTCCATTGCTCCTCGCGCAAACCTTGGCATCGTTCAAGACTCGCGTGCCACAACTCGATATGATTTCGCTCGATGCGCGAAATGACCAGATGAAGCTGGGCCAGCAGACGCTGGCACACGTCCGCACGCTGCCCACCGCTGGCGCGTATGGCGCGAATGGCTACTTCTCCAACGCCAACAACGCCATGGACTTGCTGGTCGATGTGCCGGTCATTCTCGACCAACACGTCCACGTCACGCAAAACCTGACATGGCTTGCGACTTTGTCCGATCAAAAGATCGACGTGGTCATGGAAGATGCCGCCTACGTGCTCGGCAAAGCTGTCATTGACAACGCGCTGGCCAAGTGTGTTGTCGCCAACATCACTACCACCGAGGTGGCAACTGTGGCCAACACCAACAAAGAGATTTTGAGCAACATCCGCGCAAAACTCAACGTCAACCGCGCTGGCCCGATCCGCTACGGATTCGTCAACAGTGCCGTCGCCACGGAGCTCGACAGCGATCCTTTGATCACATCGAACGATCAATACGGTCAGCGCTCGGGTGCCAATGGCTACCTGGAGTGGAATAACCTTGCAGGTTTCTCCCGCATCATGGAATACAACGATCTTCCGACCGCTGGCAACATGACGGGCTTGTTCTTCGATCCTCGCCTGATCGCCGTCCGCACGGCTGTGCCACAAAACGGCTTCGCCTTGGCGCAGCAGTTGGGCATTCCTACGGTGGCCAATCACTACGTGCAACAAGATCCCGAAACCGGAATCGCGTTGCTTGCCATCACTCACCAACAGCCCGGCACGTTGGACATGTTCCTGACCCTTGCCCTTGTCTTCGGCTCTGCCGTTGGTAAGCAAGGTGGTGCGAACCTTTCCATCACCGACCGCGCTGGCGTGCGCTTGGTGACTGCGTAATCTCCCCCCGCCCCTTGGTTGCTCCGGCAATCAGGGGGCTTTTCTCTTTCACTTTACTTTTTACTACTATGCCACTTAATCTCGTAATCGGTTTTCCGGATGCCAAAATGACCGGCGAAAGCTCGAAAGTGCTTTACATCGGCGCTGATGGCGACAAAGCAAAAGAAGTGCTCAATGAGCCCAACAAGAAATATCCTGTGCGCGAGCGCTACGTTCGCCCTGGCTGCAACGGTGGCCGTCGTCGCGATAACCGCGCCGCGAACATCGAAGAAGCCACGCAGGCGGAAAAAGAAGCATCGGCCCCTGAGCCGGAGCTGCTTCCCGCTGATCCCGAAGCGCCTGCCGAGGAATCGCCCGCCGCTGAATAATTTCCCTTGCTCGTAGTGTTGTGAGCCCTCTCGTCGATCCACGACGGGAGGGTTTTTTCGTGTCAAAGCTTTGACATTTCCGCCTGTTCATGAATCCGCGTGCCCTTTCGAAATTTGCCAATCGCGCCGCGAAGGTGGGTGAAGCGCTGTGGCCTGCCACGGTCATCATTGGCGGCATCGAATACCCCGCCGAGTGCCCACGTCGTGTCAGAGAAAAAGTAGGCCTTGTGCCAGGCTACGAAGAAGTGCAAGATCAAGACGTGGTGCGCATCCGAAAAGAAAACATGCCCACCGCTCCGGCGATGCATTCTTTGGTGAAGTTCGATGGCACCATGTGGAAGATCCGCGCCATCGGTGGCGAAACCCCGACAAATCCCGTGTGGAGTCTGACTCTGGAGCGTAAGAAATGAAGTTCACCATCAAAAGCAGTGGTTTCAAGGTCATTCGCACGCGCTGGGAGCGCATGGCGCAGCGGCTGAATCGCGAATTGCCCAGCCTCGTCATGCAGGCCGCACGCACTTGCGCGATTAACATGGGCTATCACACCCAGCCCTACGGATTCTCCGAGGTCACGGCGAATCAGTTCAAGCTCACCGTGGCCGCCGAGGTGGCGCGAGTCTTCACCACGCGACAACAAGCGAGCGGCGTGTATCTTTTGATGCGTCGTGTCGATCCCGTGAAAGCTGAGCAATACTGGGCCGCACACAAGAAAGGCAGTCATCGGCGCGCCTTGGACATCCTCAATTCTGTTGCGCTGCCGAATCAGCCTGACATTTCCGTGTTGAAAGCCGCTCGCGTGAGCAAAAATGCCCACGTGCCGAAACGATACACGCCTCGCGTTCTTCTAACCGCGCCCCAGCAACGCGCATTGATCAAGCAGCAACAAGACCTTGTCGGGTTTGCCAAAGCAGGCTGGTATCAAGCAGCGCGTTCCTTGGGGCGTGTCCGGTCGACCGTAACCCGCGCCGATGGCACGCGCACATCGGAAGAGATTTTCCCCAATTACATTCGTCGTGTCGCCCGACAACACGCGGGCCTTGGATCTTCGCGCTTGACGCATCAGCGAAATCACGCCAGATGCACTGTCAGCACGAACGTGCGACATGCCAATAACGCGCTTTCTTCTGCGAATCGTGCGAAGGCACAGGATTCCGCAAATGAGGCATTTCGTAAGGCGTGTCGCGATTCCATTTCTGCTATCATCCGCTCCCGCGCCCGCATGGCCGCTTAACCAATTTTTTTTATGTCCGACCAAATTTCCGTATCGTTTTCGCTCAATTCGAATGAGTTTGTTGCCGAGGTGCAAAAGGCCCAGAAAGGGCTTGATGGTGTGTCGAACAACACCATTCCTGATCTTGAAAAGCGCATGAGCCAAGCGCAGGCCACGGCGAAAAAAACCGCCGACAGCATCCGCGGCATTGAGCCCGCCGCAAAGTCGACCGGCACGGGCCTCTTGCAGTTGGCCTACTTTGCCGACGACGCGCAGTATGGCTTGAAAGGCATCCTCAACAACATTCCAGGCATCGTCCAAGGTCTGGGCATGGGCGCTGGCGTTGCCGGTGCTATTTCGCTTGTCGCGCTCGCGGCCAACATCGCATGGCCTGCGTTGAAAAAATTGTATTCAAGCGCTGATACCCAAGGTGCCATCGATGCTGCAAAAGAATATGGCAATGTGTTGAAGCAGAATCTCAAAAAAATTGAGGAAACTAATGCTGCTTTGGAGGTGCAAAAGCAACTTGCAGCAAGCCAAATCCAATTTTCGAATCAGGTAAAAGCAGATGCGACAAATCAGTCGCCAGCTATTTCAATGGCTCAAAATGCTATCGATGCCTTGCAAAAGCAAAAAGCTCTCGAAGAACAAATCTTGCAGGCTAAAATCAAAGCCGCAGCCGCTGAAGAAAAATTGACCGGTGGAACTGGGGCTAATGCTGAAAATTCAGGCGCAAACGCTTTTAATCAACTTGCTCAAAATCGCCTTACGCAAGAAATTGAGTTGCAGCGGAAGCTTTCTCAGTTGCAAACAGATGAGATCAATCGCTTGCAAGTTCAAGCTGATAGCACAGCATCATTTTTCCAAAAAGCTGCGCAAGAGATTGATGCTGAAATCACGAAGATGGAACGGAATTTGGCATTTGCTGAAGCCAATGCCGCGCAAGCTCGTAAAGAAGCTTCTGATAAAGATTTGTCGAGTAGTGAAGCTCGTAATGCGCAGGCAAATCTAGTTGCCGCAGAAGCGCGATTGGCCAAAGACAAAGAAGCTTTAGCCACTGCGCAAGCCATTCGACAAGCGACAATGGAAAATGCCGCTGTGGCTAAACAGCAATACCAAGATGCGATGCGTGCTGCTAGTCAGGCGTCGACCGAAGCTGAGCGCAAAGCGCGTGAATTGGAAATTCAAAAATCGACAGCGACAGAATTGGCGCAGTTGCAGGAGAGAGAGCGCTTGGCGACACAGGCACAAGTGAAAGCTGAGCAAGAAATGCAAAAAGCTGAAAAAGCGCGTGCGGCCGCAAAACGTCAAGCGGTTGAAGAATCACGCGCCGAGGAAAAACGAAAATCGCAAGAATTGAGTCTTCGCGCTGTTACGGGGGAAATCCTTGCTCTTCGCGCTCAGGCCGCAGGGCAGAATGCCATTGCGAAAGAGATCCGCAACCGTATTGCGCTGGCTCAGGAAGCCAAGAACATCGCCGCCGCTACGGGTCTGGATGAGCAGAAAGCTCTTGCCCTGGCACGCGAGAAACAGCGGCTGGAGCAGGGCCTTGAAAAAGCCGCAGGCAAGCGTGCAAACGATGGTCGGATTCGGCTCTACAAAGCCGGTGAAGCGCCTGGCACGCTCCAGCGGGGCGAAGGCGCTGCTGCCCGCAAGGCCGACGCTTTCCAGCAACGCACGCAAGCGTGGATGGGGTCGCCGCAGAAAGTTGTCACGAACACCCAAGACATCGACCAGGCGCAATTGAAAGTGCTGAATCAAATCTTTCGCTTGTGGCAGAAAAGCATTGGAACCATTTGATATGATTGCAGAACCTATTTCCTTAGCCCTCAATGAATTGCCCATTCCCTCACTGCCTGCGGGCTTTGAGGGGTTGGAGTATCGATCGCAGTTCGACACCCGTCCGCTAAATACACCGTGCCTTGTCGTGGCCGATGCTGGAGTAACAAACGTCACGCGACACAGTCTTCGACAGGTCATGTGGGAGGTCACGCTTTACACCGATCCCGATATCGTCACGGCTGGCGCTCCCGAGGTGTTGGAGAGGCTGGAGGCGCATTTGAACTCGCAGGCCTTCACGGATGTGCTGCGCACGAAAATCCCCGCGCCGAAAGTTTTGCTGCATTGGTATGTGACCGGCATGCCGCCCATGAAGATCGATGACCGAACGGTGGTGGATCAGGTTGCGGGCAAGTGCCATATTGGCATCAATGCCCCTGAGTGATTTTGACATTCTGCGCTTTTCGATGAATAATATTTCCATTCTCCAGTGGGGTGACTTGCCTGAAACATCGCTGCTCGATGAAGTGGGTTTTGCCGTGAAGTCGCTGACCATCAAGCCGACTCGCACGAAGAAGCTTTACATGAACGGCAAAGGTGCCGTTTTTGGCGCTCGCTTTGTTAATCCGCTGATCACCTTCAGCTTTACCGGCCTGCGTGCTGCGCCCGGTGTTGGCGGTTCTGGCATTGGTTACTTGCACCCCGGTGTGGGTATCGGTAGCGGTGGCCTTTTGAACTTCGCTGATGAATATCGCGGCTTCGATCCTTCGATTGGCGTGTTGATCCACGAAGAGCCCGAAGACACGTTTAACGGCGAAGATCCAGCGGAAACGAAATTCGATGTGGTGCAATACCCCTTCATTGAAACTGGATCTTATCAGGAAATCGCGTAATTTTCTTGTCATGCATGGCCTGTCGTGAGATGTTCGCGGCAGGCCTTTTGCCTTACATCACCCCTTTTTGAACTAATATGATCATCGAAAGAGATAACGAAACCGCAGCGGCATTGATTGCGCTGCAAGTGCAAGTGGTGCCGGAAAAAACGACACTCACGCTCACGGGAGAAACCCGAGTGCATTATCTTCTCGGCCCCAAGTGGGTCGATCCCGCTGGCGGTCCGCCGCAATCGGTTGCCAAATTGCGCGTGGCGATTCGGGAAAAATCACTGCCGATCACACATCCGTTTATGCGTCAAATGGTCGCCAGTGAGAACCGTCAAGCGCTGGTTCGATTCATGAAAAATCCCTCGCTGGGTTTGATTCTGTCGCCAATCATCGACACCAACATGCACGCGCTTCAGCATGCCGATGGCAAGGGTTTGCCAGGCATTGCGGCGGCGAAAACAGGCGTTTTCAAGACATCGAACATCCGCACGGCGCTCGCGCTGATGACGGCGGGTCATCGGCTCTTGGCGATGGAATCGAGCCCCACCGATCCCCGTTATTCGCTGTTTTACGTCGAGTATCGCGGCAGCGAAGGGCTGGCGACCGATCTGGTTAGACAGTGGCGCGATTGCCCCGAAACCTTCGCGCCTGACTCGGCCTTTTGTTTATCGCTGGCCTTCCTGCAAAATCGCGATGTCCTTATCGGCTCGGTCAATCAGTTGATTGGTCGCTTGCTCTTGCGCAAGGAACACACCACTCGCCAAATTGTCATCCCAGCGAATGCCAGTGGCAAAACATGGGACAAAGCAGAGACCTTTTTGAAGGGTCGATAATATTTCACCAAACTAACTACTATGTCAGAAATCATCGAAGATACCGAAGAAGTGCAAGGGCCGCCATTGGTCGAGCGTGAGGAAGCTTTTCAATCCGCCCCTGGCGATTGGCGAACGCAGAAGCTGATGCCGTTTTCTGTTGCCCGCAGGGCCTTGTTTTTGGCGTGGCGTGGCGCTCTGCGCTTGCCGTCACTATCGACCATGTTGGAGGTGCATCACGATGCGTTCCTTGAAGATGCGATTCGCCTTGTGTGGCTGTCGCTCGTTAATCCCGAGCAGCTGGAGCAACTGCGCTACGAAGGCTTTGGCGCGATGCAAGCGGCGTGTGACGTGTGGGCTAATGGGAATTTGGAGATGTCCGACCTCGCGCCGCTCACGCTCACGGGATTGAAGATCTGGAACAATGCGGGAATCAATCGTCATGCGCCTGATGTGGATCCCGATTACGCTGTCGATGCGCCGGGAAAGTCTTTGCCATCCCTGTGGAAGAATCCCTGTATGTGACGACTGTGGCGCGTGCTACGGGATGGACGGAGCATTTCATTCGTTGGGAGCTCCCTTTGTCCCGTGGCTGGGCCTACTACCACGCACAGCGCATCCACGAAGGCGAGCGCACGACATGGCCGCAGGTGTTTCAGAAAGAAGATGAAACGTTTGAAGAAATCCGCAAGAAATACGAAATGAAATGAACTCAGAACTGCTATGGGGCGCTGTCCCGCAAATCATGGAAGATTCGCTTGAAATCGACGATGGCGATTTGGGAGCGCTCGATGAAGGAACGGTCGATGTCTTGACGGCATGGCCGCTTTACAAGCCTGGTTTGACGGCGCTGGGTTTGCAGAAAAATGAGCTTGTCACGAACTCCGAAATCCCTGGCGAGTTCTGGGTGCAACGCTATCGCATTCGACGCGAAGGCTCGGCGCTGGCCGTCGTCACGGTGTCGATTGTCGGCTTTCTGAGCGATGCCATCGAGAATCGAACATTGCGCGAAATTTCGGCATTTGGGCAATCGATCAGCATTGGACCGATTGAGAAAACGATTATCGAAATCAGCCCAGGTGAAGGCATCGACCCCGCCACAGGCGATCCTGTCGAAGTTCGCCGTCGGGTGCCTAAGCTCGATGCCAATGGTGATGTGGAGTATGTCACGATCGTTACGCCTTCCGGCGCGGCGGAGCGATGGAACATCAATGATCCCACTGTTTCGTTGACGGATACCTATTTCACCAAAACCGAGCCTGACACAGCGGAAATCGGCACGGGCATGGGTCCACCTTTCGCGCCAAACGTGCCGCCATACCAATGGACTGGATACAATGAACCGTTGCGTTCGAATCACCCCACCGGATGGTTTTTGTCTGACCGCAAAATTTCGATCATCATTCCTGGCAAGCTTTGGAAAGTGGTCGATACCTACGATTACGTGCAAGCCGCGCAACCTGATTAAACGATGAAAGATTTGCCTCCAGCTCCGAGAGATAAAAAAGCCTTGTTTCTGTCGCCCGAAGTCTATGAGCATCTTCGCAAAGCGGCAGAAAAAGTCGTTGTGCCTGATCAGAAAGATTTCATCGTGACCCGTCGCGGCAAGGAAACGCATTTTCGCTTGCGCCCTGGCTTTCCTACTTCATCTGTAAGTGAGCCAAGTTGTTTTCCATTTTTTAAGACCTACACAAAGCCTGCGGAAGGCGAAGGTGATCCGATTGATGTGCTAACGGGTGGCATCGTAACAGGTGGCGCGACAAATACAACGGTTGAAGATATTGAGCTTGAATTGCTGACTCTAGCAAACGAGCCCAAACCAAACGGCACAAGGCTTTTTCTTGTCGTAAATTTTACGGCGGTCACAGCTGATGATGTTTTAATGCCAGGCGTTTTGTCATTGGGTGATATCACTACAGAATATGTTTCGCCAAACATGAACCCGCCTGACAATAAAATCCCTAAAAATCTTGATCCAGATGGTATTGTCTACATTAATTTAGGTGAAATTCGCGATGGGCGATTTGTCGCGGCAAAGTGCGGTGACAAAACCATTTACCACTGCCCCGGCAGCATCAGCCACGCGCCATGAGCGATTACCATCCAGCAATTGATGACTTGCAAACGTGGAATGAGCGCCTTGCTGATTGCGGTTGTTGCCCTATGCCTGGCTGCGAAAGCCCGATCGTAACTATGCGTGAGGCTTGCGTTGCGGTCAACGCCTTTACATTCGACGCTGCTGGCATCGAATGTGAAGGGGTTTATGACACTTTTACTGTCGGCAGGACTGTTATTGGCAACAATGTGTCTGGCGGGTTTGGAAATGTTGCAAATTTCACATTGCTAGAGACAAATTCGTTTGAAGATGAGCCAGTAAGAGATTGTTACGCGTCATCAACTCTATCAAAAACTTTTGTCTGCTCTGGCACGTTCGAGCGCTACGAGGGTTCTGTTGGTTCGATCCTTGGTGTTCTTTCTGACATGGCGGGAATGCCAGACCCTCGGTGGACTGGTCCGCCTCCAGCTCCTATTTTGCCAGGGCCATCATTCCCGATGTGGACAATTACTGATAATCGGTTTGGAGGATCGATTACAGTGTATAGGCCTGACACATACACGACTTTTAATAACAGTGTTTATGGTGTATCTTTTCCCAATGCATGGGTTACTGTGCCGGAGAATTTTGGTTATTCCAATCAGATTGACTGCGCCGAAATGTTTGATCGTCACAATGACGCTCCTGACAATTTATTCTTTGATTCATCAGGGCTACGAGTGCAGTATGAGTGCGGAGAGTGCAATTCACAAGGAAGGGGTTATTTGTCGAAATATTGTTGGACTGTGCCCCCGTGCCATCCAGGCAGTTACTATAGAATCGAATGGGATGAAGTTTTTTTTAGTGAATCGTATCTCGAATGGTTAAACTCGGCATCGATGTCAGAGGGCGAAATAGAAGCTTTTGATCCAGTAAGCAATCCCCCGCCTGATATGCCTACGATCACAGCAAAAACATGGGAGTGGCAGGGTGTGGCGCTAGGTGATTGCGATTTTTCCGATCCAGATGATTACACCAATCGACTTAATCAAGAATCTCGCAAATCCCCGTGGCAAAACCTTTTTCCTGACTTGGTAGGAGATCCTGACAATGAAAACCGATTCTATTTCACTGGTCAATATGAATTGAGAAACGTAAAAATTTTATGTTACCGCTCGCAATACGGTCAAAAATTTACAGCGCCAGAAAACATTTTTAACACGGCAGACATCGACCAAGATGGAGTCTTAGATGCAGAGGAATGATAAACGAAATCAAAACAGTAAGTGTGAAGGTTAGTGACAAAATCATTTTGCCTAGCAAATCCACAATTAAAGGCCTAGGTGATGTGGTCGCCATGATCGCGCAACCAATCGCCCGAACCATCGATGCGGCATTTGGCACCGATGTGCAAAACTGCGGAGGGTGTAAGGCTCGCCGTGAATCGTTGAATGAAAAAATCTCTTTTCGCTCGCAAGAAAACAATAATTAACACAACCACTTGTCCTAACATGACAACAAACCAACACACACGCGAGGAGCTTTTGGGCCGACTCAAAATCGCCCAGGAAGCTTATGAGAAAATCAGTGAAACCACGCACGCAGCCTGCAACATTGGCGCGATGGATCAAAATGGGCCGCTTTACGAGGCGATCTGGCAGAGCTTTGAAAACATGCTGAAATTGATCGACATCAATGGTTGGTTCTATTGGTGGCTTTATGAGAACGATTGCGGACGCAAAGGTTATCCGGTGATTTATTCCGATGGCACGCAGCGCGAAATTCACACGCAAGATGATTTGATCGATGTCATCACGGATGAGCTTGAATGATGCGTCGGATTTGATTGACAATCCATGACTTTTCACTGCGGCCAGCGCGTCGCGCCATGATGCTCACGATTTGCCACTCGCTGTAGGTGAACGTGAGCATTGTTTTTTGATGCATCGTTTCATTGAGGCAAAGCTCTAGCATTTTCCGTCGACTCTCGGGAATGTAGGCACCATCGGCCCACCGGCTTACGGTGGATTTGGCAACGCCCATTTTTTCGGCGATCTTGCTCATAAATCCTCGTTCTTGGCAGTGCTCGGCGAGCTTTTTTTGTAGGTCGTGCATGCTGTTCATGGCCGCACAATATTTTTTTTGTTGCGTCACGCAACTTTTTTCTTGCGCATTTCGATTTTTTTGTCAAATTGCTCTCACCGATTCGCACATGAGCACTTCACGCAAGCAACGCAAGCCCAAGATCAGTTCCACGAAGGTGGAGTTTGATCTTGCTGCCGAGTTGACTGCCGCCGAGCTGGCTTCGTTTGTGGCATCGGCAGCATCGGCGGGTGTCGATCTGACAACGCATTTTCTCAATCTCACTATTCGAACAACAAAATGACACCTACGAAAGAAGCTATGGATGAACAGTTGGCAAAACTGCAACTGATGGGCAAGAAACTTGCCGTCCTGAAAGAATACGATGCCCAGACAATCCCCCGTTCCCAGCGCAAGACGATTGAAGAAATCGCGCGTGAGCATGGTTTTGAGTGGGAGCAAGTGACCGTTGTTGACGTCAAAGCGACCGATGACAGCGCAGGCCGCGAGATTGTCGCGGAATGGGCGCAGCGGTTGGAGGTGGATCTGCTCGACGCGCATATCAGCGCGATCTGGGACATCATGCGCGACCGAGGCCTTCAAACCGTGCGCATTCGTCGCGCAGGCCGTTTTGATGATCGTTTAGATGTGATCTACAAATGAAAGCGGGACAGAAAAAATACGTGCGCTCGGTCCGTGGTGGCGCTTGCCACGAAACTTCAGAGCTTGAAGTGTCTGGTATCGGCGGGTATGAGCAAATCATTATTGCAGAGTTCAATCAAGCATGCGACCTATTCCTTGAAAAACGGGAAAAGGATTACCATAAACGGAAATTTCATTATGGCAGAAACAAGAAAAAAGGAGGTGGGATGTGAGTGACGAATCAATCAATTTGCCCATACGCACTTGCTTTATGGGGACGGAGCTTGGCGAAATCGAAGTCGTCCCGCTGTTTCGGTATCGGGAACTGCAATGCGAGCTTGCTGAGGTGCTGAAGCAACGCGACACTCTGGCGGAGGCTTTGCACAAGGTAAGAGACTACCAAGGTAATTTCGGCGAAGACGATCCCAAAAGCGTAGCGATTGAAGCCCTCGCCGCCGTGGAAGGAGGTCAATCATGATGCTGATCGATTCGATGCGTAGAATGATTGAGTGCTTTGATGCAATGAAATGCGAAATTTGCCATTTGCAGCAACTCAATCTAAATTATGAAATGGCGTTGAAGATTCTGGGCCAGAAGCGGGAATTAACCTGGACGCAAGAAGAAATCGACATGGCGATTAAAGACCCCCGTGCGATTTCTGTTCACGGGACTGGAGTCGACTTGATCAATTTTTCTGAGAAAGGAGGTCAATCATGAGCGATGACCTTGCTATGAAAAAAATCGTCTCGTATCTCATTGTCGGCAACTCGACATCTGATTCTTTGCGGGGCTATCTTGGCTCGGAAGTATCGGGCCCACAGTATGAGCGTGTGATGACGCGTATGGAGCTCGATGGAATGATTTGCCGCGGCACCTGGGGAGCGCTGGCGGTGTGGAAACTGAAACGAACCGAACCCCAAGAAAATCCCTTGCCATGAGCACGATCATCAATCCCGATATGGCGCGAGCTTTGCTGCGCAAGCATGTGTTGCGCCTTGCCGATCTTCGACAGCAGAAAATCATGATTCCGGCCAGTGAGTGCTGGGGGGAGCGCGAGATTCTTTTTTCGCTGGTTCATCAGTTGGTCAGCTCGTCCCAGGGTTATGACCCTATGCTCGACCCCACGATTTCGTGGGCATCGTGGTATCTGAGATACTGCGAAAACTTTGGCAAGAGCACGCAGCCTTTTGTGAATGAGGAAGCGGTTCTGTTTTTTATCCTCGGCTTCACGCCGCAGCTTTGCGGCAAAGATTTCTCATCATCTCCATCATGAAACTAAAAATCACACAATGGTTGTTGTCGCTGTCAGGCTGCATCTTGCAGTTGGCAAATCGACTTACCCCGCCGATTCCCATTTCTACTCCGATTGCTCCGCCTGCGCCGATGTCGCATCGTATTGCGCCAGCGCCGGGCAATATGACTGTTTCGACGCAAGAGCTTTTGGATGAAAAGGACTGGTTGCGCGAGGAAGCGGAGCTTGTTGGCATGATTCGAAGCCTGAAAAAAGGCATTCGGGTAAAGTTTGAGAAGGGTCGATTCGACGGCTTTTCGCTGATGCATCAAGATCTGCGCTTGCCGCCTGTCATTTTGCTGGTGGATCGCGATAGCAAAGAGGTGTTGTCGTATGAGTATGACACCATGGATGTGGGGCGGGGCAAGGTATCGGTGGCGCGATACAAGTTTCTGTGTCGTGTTGGTGGGTTGGGAGTTTCTCACTTGAACTGAAGCCATGCTGGATGCCGACGATGAGTATTTTGGACGAGACAAAGACCCTGCCGACGGGGCCTCGGGTCATGTTGTCTTGCCGCCGGATGAATTGCTTATGCGGTCGGAAGAGGGTGAGTTTGACGATGTGGAGTGGTCGGTTAGTGAGGTGTTTCGGCGGATTCTCTGCTTCGTTTTCCACGATCCTCAAAGTTCTCAAGCGCTGGGCTGGGATTATGCTGCCGCCGCGATTGAGGTCCTTTATCGTGAATACGCTCCATCGGTATGGCTGCATTGTGGTCCTGATGCCAGTTCCCGCCGCCGTGGTGTGGGCCTTGTGTCGGGCGCAGGCCATGGGGTGCATCAAATGGTGCGCGATGTGCCTGAGCGCATTGTGTCGGCTGTCTTGGTCAAAATGGCAGCGCATTTGGAGGGCTCGCTGTGGATTCTCGAACTGACACGTCGTTATTATGCCTTGGCCAAGGTGTTCGACGAGGATTTGATTGGTTCGGCCAGTCTGGAAATGCTGGGCGATATCTTTGGCGAGTCGAACCGGAAATCATCGCGTGCTCGCTGGTCGGCCCGCATCCCCCAAGTTTTGCGTCACATCGGTGGCGCTCACGCCGCGCACGTGCATGGCCGATACATGAAATCGGATGTGGCTCGCGCAAAAATGGCAGAGTCTGCCAAAGGTAATCAAAATCGAAAGAAATCATGACTACGAGCAATGAAATTGAAATGTTCCAGCATCGTCTGGAGTTCGCCTATCTGCCACTGGCCGCGCTGCGTGCGCATCCGGACAATCGCACGATCGATAACGGCCCTGACATGGAAGAGCTGAAGTCGTCGATCGAGCAAAGCGGCATTATTCAGCCGATCACGGTTCGACGCACGGATGACGAAGCCGAGGAGGTTTACGAGATCCTTGCGGGGCATCGACGCGCCCATGCGGCCAGCTGGCTGGCGATGGAAACGGTTCCTTGTTTGATCCGACACGGTTGCACGGATGACGAAGCGATGGCAATTGTCTTCATCGAGAATTTCGAGCGTAAGCCGCTCAATCCCATGGAAGAGGCGGAAGGCCTCGACGCATGGATGCGCGTTTGTGATGTCGGCATGGCATCGGTCGCAAAACGAATTGGTCGACCTCTCGACTACGTGCAAGCGATGCTGCGTTTGAATGATCTCGACATGCCCAGTCGCAAGTTGGTGCGGACCGGTGCGGTGAAAAAGGAAACCTTGCTTGTGCTGGGTCATGTGTCCGACCCTGAATCGTTTTGCCAGGCGGCGCAGCTGGTGCTTTTCCCTAGCATGCAGTCCGAGCCGCTCAATCCGCGGCAAGCGAAGCAAATCATTCAGACGGAAATTGAAGGCCCCCGCAAGGCGAAGCTGCAATGGGAAAGCAATCGTCCGAAAGTTCAGAAAAAGTGGCAGGCGGTTTGGAATAAAGCGCCTGTGTTGCGTATCGTGGTCAATTCGTATGAGGATGTGATTGCCATGAAAAACTGCAAGGATTACGTGTATGTGGAAGCATCTGCCACGGTGCCGGTTGATTTGCTTTTGCCTGAGTATGCCGACGGGACGCTAACTTGGGGTCAAGTGGCCGCATCTCATGATCTTCTCGGCGATGTCTTGCCCTGGGGCCCGAACGATGAGCCGTCGGTCATGGTGCGCAAGGATCTGTGTTTGGAAGGCGAGCGAGCCAAAGCCGAGCACGACATGCCGCGTTTCCTTGCGTTTGCCTCAGCTGTGCCAGTGGCGAAAGACGATGACGAAGTGGCCACAGTCGCCGCCGATGAATGGATGCCCGATGAGCCCAAACCCGAGGCCCCGCCCGAAGAACGCCATGTGCGCCATGATTCCGGCAGCATGATCCTCGTAAGCCGCGACAAGATCGAGCGAGCGATAAATTTGGTGAAAATGGCGCCTCATGTCCAGCTTGATGCAAGTGATTATTTAGACCTTCCTGCTTTGTTTTGGGAAGATGAAGAAAAATCCAAACCCATGAATGAAGTGCTTGATTGCCGATTGTTCACATGCTGGGAATCTCATGCAATTGCTACCTTTTTGAAATGGGTTCTCGACGGCTGCCCTACATGCAGCACGCTCGCAGAACTGGAAGAGATTTGGAACGAACCAAAAGAATCTCCCACCATCGAGTGATGGCAGGGAAATCCAACAGGGCCTGCAAGGGTGGTAACTAGAGGTGGATACCCACTCTTGCAGGCTTAACAAAATTGCTACTACAAACAACACTATGAAAAAACAACAAGAATCGAAAACGAAAACCTACCGCGAACGCTTAAGCGATTGGTGGGAATACACTGCCAAACCCTTGCTCATGATTTTCGTCGTAATCGGCGGCATAATCGGGCTTCTGATTGGTGCCATTTATTTTGAATTTGCAGCCTATCGCGAGAGGTTTCCTGATGCACCTGTATGGACATTTTTTTTTCAAGGAGGTCGTCGATAATTTTAGCTACTATCAACAATACTATGAAATCAGATATTCAACCAATCCCTTTGTCGTCGCAAGATCAAACTCTCTAACCACATGGAAAATTCGACACATACCGCCCCGCCCGTTGACCTCGACCGCCTTGGTCGCTGTTGGGTTGTAATCCGCCGAGAGCTTTTTGGCAGTAGCTACGAAATTCTTGGGATCTTTGACAACCAAGACGCTGCTTTTCACTTCCTGAAATCCGAAGACGATGGGATTGAGGAATACAGAATGGAGTCTCACAAAATTATCTCAGCGAACGATCAAGGTGACTCGGTCGGCTGAGAGCGACCGTCATCGAAGCGAAAAAATGAACTACTACCATGAGCGAAACTAACAACACCGTTAAGCCGATCGAGTCCACCGCCTTGTTGGGTGGCTTTGTGCAAGTCCCGATCCGGGAAAGCACGTTCGGGAAATACCTTGGTCTCGATAGCTGCATCCCCAGGGACTGCGACGCGATCATGGTCCTGCTCAACTCGGGAGGCGGGCTCAATGCTGGATGGCCGAAGCCGATTGGATTCCTTCGTCTGCCACATCAACTCTATCTCGCGGACCTAGAAAAACTGCTGAAGGACCAAGCGAAGGATGCTGACATCGCCAAGCTCTACGTCAACGGAACGCGCTGGATCACGGTGATTCCGCTGAGGAGCAAGGACTACGTGGATGTGTGGAGTTTGAGTCCACCCAACGATAAAACGCAGGCACCGACATGAGCGCAACCGACTCCGATTCTAAAATAAACTCCGCCGCTCATGGCGGTTGTCCTGGCGTGCCTTGTTATGCCTCGCCGTGTGGCCGGGTGACGCTGTATCTCGGGGACTGGGAGACGCTGCCAGCTATCCCATGCGACGCCGTGGTGACTGACCCACCGTATGGGATAGAGGCGGACAAAGCAAAGGCGCACAGCTCTATCCGAGACAATGGAGCGTGGCCGGAAAGCGAATGGGACAAGCAACGCCCCGCCGCTGAGACGCTGCGGAAACTGCCAACGCTCGCCGATCTGGTGGCCGTGTGGGGAGGGAACTACTTCGCGGACTGCTTCCCTGCAAGTGGCGGGTGGCTGATCTGGCGCAAGCCAGAAGCCGAAACGGGATTCAGCCTTGCCGATGCAGAACTCTGCTGGACATCTCGAAACTTCGCCGCCCGCATGAAGACGATGCCGAGGCGCGACGGCAACGACCATCCGACGCAAAAGCCAGTGCTGGCGATGGTGTGGACGATGGACGCAATGAAAGTGCCAAGCGGCGCGACCGTCTTCGATCCCTACATGGGAAGCGGCACCACCGGAATCGCCTGCATCCGCACGGGGCGGAGCTTCGTGGGAGTCGAACGCGATCCCGGCCACTACGCGACCGCCGTGGAACGCATCAAGCGCGAACTCGAGAGCGACCTCTTCCATTCTCAGCATAACGCCTCTGTGATGGCACGGCCAGATGGTGGCCCGAATACCTAACCGACGTTCCAGCCGTTGCCATCCACGGCTGGTTCTCCCTATTCCGAACTACGAGAAATCATGAATACAGACCGAACTGAAAAGCTGGCGAGCATCTCCGATGCCGATCTCAAAGAGCAAACCGCGAACCAATACAAGGCCGTGATCCACATGGCGACATCACTGAAAACCGTCCACGAGCAAACGCTGACGGCATTCCCGGTGCAGTCTCGCGGAGTGATGGAACTCCAATGCGTCCGAAGCGCGGAAATCATGGAAATGCTGGGCGACCTCCTGAACGCCATGGATGCCGTGGACGAAGATGAAGACGCTTGGATGGACCCGATCTTCGAGAAGGCGCACGAAGTTTTTGGGGAGAACGCCAGTATCCTGCCATGAATCCCGCGCCCTCCAACTCCGCCTTGTCACCGACTCCTACGCGGGAGTCATTGGCAGCGATCTCTTGTTCTGGATCTTCTCTTCCGTGGGATTCAGGCCGCGTAATATCGTGGTTCTCCTGCGGTGCCGCGTCTGCCGTCGCCACGAAAAAGGCCATCGAAAAATATGGCACCGTGGGAATCTACTACACCGACACGGGGAGCGAACACCCAGACAATCACCGCTTCCTGGCTGACTGCGAAAAGTGGTTCGGGCAAAAGATCACGACGCTGAAAAGCACGGAATACGCAGACGCGATGGAGGTGTGCGAACGCCAGCGGTTCCTCTCGTCGCCAAATGGTGCGCCATGCACCTCGGCAATGAAAAAGACTCCTGCTAATGGAATCTGGGGACTCGGTGACGTGGAAATCTTCGGCTACACCGCCGACGAAAAGCACCGGCTCAACCAATGGATCGAGGACAACACGGAGCGGCGGATAGAATGCCCGCTGATCAACTTGGGAATCTCGAAGCCGGAATGCTTCGACATCCTGCTCGCTGCCGGAATCGAACTTCCGACCATGTATAAGCTCGGCTTCCGAAACAACAACTGCATCGGATGCGTGAAAGCGCGTGACGCAATCGACTACTGGAAGCGTGTCCGCCTTCACTTCCCCGCGCACTTCGAGCGCGTGGCCAAGCTGGAAAAAGAACTGGGCTATACGATCAACCGCGTGACGCGCAAGGGAGTGAAATACGATGTGCCACTCTACGACATCCCACCAGGCGATCCGAAGGGGGCAGACCCGAAAATATCTTGCGGCCTTTTCTGCATGAGTGAGGCCGATTCTTCATCTCTCCAGAACAGCGGAGTTCGTTCAGCTCCGGAAACCTAAATTCTTGATTTCCAATCATTTGTTTTGATTCGCTTCGCTTCGCCAGTTTCTGATATGCACACGATATTTCGGGGCTGGCGAAGTTTTTAGAATTTCTCATTGCCCTACGGGGCTTTTTTGCTATTTCTGGTTCACCTTTTTACAACACACTTTTTTACTAACATGGACATCGAACAACGGAGAAACATTGCGGCAGAGCTTCTGGGCCAGTCGCTCACGGAACCATGGGGCGGCTTTGCTCGTTGCCCTGGGGAGGCCTTGCACAGCGGGAAAAACGGCGCTCAGGATTTCCGGGTGATCCTTGAAGGCGCTCCCACAGGGCATTGCTTTCACAATTCCTGTTCGGCTGCCGTCGATGAGTTTAACGCCGAGCTTCGGAAGCGCATTTGGCGAGCCGAGCACGGGAACGCTCGCCACAATGGGACTTATGGCGACGAAGACAGAAATGTGGCTGCGGTGCCGAAAGCCGATGATATCAAAAAACGGCAACCGATCAATCAGGCCGCGATCGAGCACGTTACGAAAGGCGTGCCAGCCATCGATGCCGCATGGTTGGCGCGTCGCTCGCCGATCGATCCCAAAACGGCGACTTTTGAAGACTTTTTTTCCGCGCTGTATGAGCCCGATGAGCGCGTTTTGATTTTCACCCGGTTCACGTCGCAGGGTGATTTTTTGTGGTGGGTGGGCAAGGGTGGATTCCGACTCGGCGAACGCGAGGGCGTGAAGGCGGTGCCTTCGGACCTGCCGCGCAAGGCACGCTGTGGCGTGTGGTTTCTCGCGAATCCCGTGGATGGAAAGTGGCATCCATCGAAGTATCTGGAGAAAGGACAACGCAAGCTGTCGCGCCGCGCGGAATCGGCGGTCACTTCGTTTCGCTATCTGGTTCTGGAATCGGATGAACTAACGCCTGAGGTATGGCTGCGCGTCTTGGTGCCATTGCGCCTACCGATCGCGGCGATTTACACGTCGGGCGGGAAATCGATCCATGCGCTTGTGCGTGTGGGGGCCGATGCCAAACCGGAATGGGACATGGTGCGCAATGAGCTATCGCCGCTCATGACGGCTGTGGGGGCCGATGGTGCCGCGATGTCGGCGGTTCGTCTCACGCGCCTTCCCTTCACTCTCCGGATGGGCAGCGAGAAGAAAGATGGGACCTATGTCCCGTGGCAAGTGCCAGGGAAGCAAGAGCTTCTGTGGCTCGATCCCGAGCCGAATGGTCGGGCGATGATCAACAAGCCGATTCGGCGTTGATTTGATATTTCACATGCCTTGGGAAGGGCATTTACCAGAACACACAACTCATGAGCAAAGCCGGGAAAAAAACAATCAAGCTGGATAAGGAGCAGCTGCAAAAACTACGGTCGACCGCAGAAGCGGCGGGCGTGGAGATTCCAGGGCTAATCCAGTATCAACCTACCATCGATCTCGACGAACCGGTATCGGACATCGCGCAACAGCTGGGCGGCCTGTGCTCGCGCCAGCCGATTTTCTTTCGGGCGGGCAACCTTGTTGCGGTCGATGACCGTGGCGAGCTGGAGCCGATGAGCCCCGAACGTTTCGGTTCGTGGGTGGAAAAATTCGTCACGACATCGCGCTACACCAAAGAACGTGGAGAGCACGCCGCGACCATGTCCACGGACCTCGCCAAGAAGATCCTCGCTGCCGACTGCTTCAAGGTCCAAATCCGCGAGTTGAAATTTTTCTTCCCCGTCCGCTTGCCCGTCCTGCGCCCAAATGGCGAGGTGGAATTGCTGCAAGAGGGCTACGACGATCAAACAGAATCATGGACGCTCGACGGCCTCGCCTACGATGCCGAAATGGACATTTCGACCGCAAACATGGTCATCGATCGATATTTTGGCGAATGGCCGTGGGCGGATCGACAACTCTTGCAGTCGGAATGGACACTCGAAAAGTCCCGTGATGCCGCTGTGGTCATGTCGGGCATGCTCGGCGTGTTTTGCCGTCCGATGTTTGGCCCAGGGGTGAAGCGCCCCATGGCGGTGGTATCGGGCAACCAGCCCGGCACGGGCAAAACGACACTCTGCAAAATGATGATGTCGCCCGTGTACGGCATGCCGCCTGAGATGTCGCTGCCGCCCACCGAAGAAAAATTCGAACGATTGCTCGAATCGACCGCGCTGGGCATGGAGCCGTTTCTTTTCCTCGATGACGTGGGCCGCATGATTCGCTCGAACGCGCTGAATAAATTCATCACCGCTTCGAAACACGGCGGCACGCGACTTTACACGCAGCAGACGTTCTCGATCGACAACGTGACGCAGGTGTTTGTGACCGGCAATGACTTGCCCATCGAAGCCAACGTGAAGCGTCGTGTGATCTGGGCTGAGCTATTCTTGGCCGGTGAAGTGCAAGATCGAGAGTTCAAGTTCGAAATCACTGACTCCATGCTGGCAAAGGATGAGGTCCGCAGCGAGCTTCTCGCCGCCATGTGGGCGATGGTCCGACACTGGGCCGAGAACCGCGAGCATTTGAGCTCATTTGGCCCACGTCGCACGATTAAATCGTTCGAGATGTATTGTCGGGTCATCGGCGGCATGCTCGCTGTGAACGGCTGGAGCGATCCCTACATCGAAGCGCCCGGCATCTCTGGGGGTGACAGTGAGTCCCGCGAGTTCAAGCAGCTACTTATTGCGGCCGCTGATAGCGTGGTATCGGAAATGCAAGAGTTCACCGTGCCCAACATCGTCAATCTCGCCCGTGAGCTGGGGATTTTGGAGTATTACGTGGGAACATTCTCCGATGGCGATTTGCCGAAAAAAGACCGCATTCGATGGGGGAAAAAGCTGGCCGAGTTCCGCGGAAGAATCTACCGCAGAACCGACGGGAAATTCTTCCAATTCGCCCGCCGCGATGGCTGTGGCGGGTCGGTTTACCCCTGCCGCATCGCCGACAAGGAATCGGATTTCTGATGCGCCAAAAAACGCAAAAGGGCCTCTAAAACAGAGGCCCAATTTTTTTTCCAAAAACCCATAACCCCCCTATTTTAGGGGGTGGCTGGCTGTGACGATTCACCCGATAACCTCGCGAAATTGACCGATTTTCCCGATTTCGGCCATTTCTAACGTGTTTTTGCGTCGGGCGATCGATGCGCGATCATGCCGCCGCGCCGCTGTGGGTCGGGTCGTGAGAATCGTTGATAAATCAATGGTTGCAGCGTGTCGCCATGCCCTGCCATCGATGACGGCGCGACCCTCCCGCCGCTGCCGCAACTGGGCGCGGTTCCACTGCCGAGCGCGTGCCCTGGGCGCGGATCTGCACGGCCATCGATGCCGGTGGCGATACCGATGGAGCGCCCAGGGCGATGGACTGAGCGCAATCATGATTGCGATTTCAGCGCCTCGCGACCGGCCATGATGAGGCGCAAAAAATACGCTGATCGTTTCCCGTCGCGCTCGCTCTCGATCTGCTCCATGAGCGCACTAGGAATCGAGAGCGCGACTACGGTTGTTTTCCATCCGGTTTTTACGCGCTCTTTCCGCGGCTTTTTCTCGCTCGCTTTGGCAGCGGCCTTTGTGGTCGTGCGTGTTTTTTTCGTCGTTTTCGGCATGATTTTTGATGTTTGTTGTTGATTTTTGGCAAGGCAAGGCGTAGAAATACGCATGCCGAGCGGGTGCCCGGCATTGAGAGATGAGATGCTCATGAGTTAGCCCCTAGGAGTTTTCCCACTCCTAGGGGTTTTCGTTTTAGTCGACAGATTTGATCAGCGCTTGGCGAGTCTCAAAATCCCCTCGCAGTTCGCAGGGGGTAAGTTCGTCGGCATCGATGCTGTCGAGCTCCTCTTGCTCGCATTGTTGAGCGTAGCGAATGACGTACCCCGCTGCAAAAAAGAGAGCATTAATGATGATTTGAGCAATGATAAATGACATGGTTGAAAATTGGCTTTTGCCAGACCCCCGAAGGGGTTTCGCCGCTCTGCCCAGCGGCTCATCAGTGGCGTTACAGCATGGCGCGGATTTCATCGGCAACCATGCCGGTGATGTCGTTGCCAGCCTCATCGATGACGGCGAAATTGCCCCAATCGCAGGCCTCTGATTGATCATCCAAAATACCAATGTCAACAAATCTGTTTGAATATCCATCGCGCTCATTTTGTGCCATCTCCTCTCTCACGCGCTCCTCCTCGGCTCTCCATGCGTCTGTTACCATCCATACAATGCGACCATCGCGCCATTGGTCGCCAAGAAGCTCCTCGTCGCCCTCTACGCGATACTCAAACGTAGTAAAATAACTGTCGCCGCTGTCATCCATGACGGCATCACGCAGTTTTTGATCAGGTTTCAGCGTGATACTGTTTTTATTGGCTGCAACAACCTCTGTAATCAATGCGTCAAGCTCTCGCCCCTCTGGGCCGTATTGCGGCTCGTCCGAGTTGAGATCGTCGCAAAACCAAACATCTTCAAAATCTTTACGATACGAGCACAAAAAACCGTGCTGTGTTTTGGCGTAAAAAAATGGGTTTCCCGTAACTGGTGTGTATGATTCGATTTTCATAATTCGTTGTAGTAATTGTGTTGGTAAAACGCCGCGTTGCGTGCGACGGCGAAAAATTATCAGCAAACGCCGCGCCGTGCAAGTTATTTTTTATTAAAATCGCATCTTTTTTCTGCATGCCTTGATTTATCAATGATTTTCCGATGAGTTTTTTTGTCATGTACTGCCGTTTTTGCTGCGTTTTTGTTTATTTTCGCATCCACACACAGCGCCATGGAGTTCTAAACGGCATGCGCTGGCATCGATAAGCATGCTACCATCGTTCCCCGGCCTACGGCCTGCGCCGCCTCCTGAGCATGCGCGACGCCCTGGGAACGATCGCCCGGATCTCTGCGCATCGAGTTGACCAAGCGAGCCGCCCGGCGGCCTCCTGACCCAGCGGCGCTAGCCGCCTATTCCTTTGCCTTCCGCTTCCATCGCCCTTGCCTTCGCGCCGCCCCCTTTTTTTCTCGGAAGTGCTCGGGGATGACTTCCGAGCATAGCGATTTTCACACTGAAATCATCGCCACGGGGGGCAGATTCTCAAATCACTTCCGACTTCCGATTCTCTTCCGATGGTATTTATATTGATCTATTAACGTTTTTCGGAGGTTCGGAAGCTTCGGAAAAGATTAGACAAAGTAAAAAGGTTTAAGATTTCCGGCGAGGGATTTCTGTTTTGCTCTCCGCTCTTCCGATTCGGGTCAGTCGGTCGCGAGCTCTGGCGCGGATTGCGGCGGCGTTTTGGGGGTCGGTGGGGCGTCGCGCCTCGGCTCGTTCGGGTTTTCGCCTCGTTTTTCGGCGTTTTCCTTGATTTATCAACGTTTTCCCCCTTTCGGCGGTCGCCTCGGTCGGGATTTCGTCGCGTCATCCTCGCGTTTCCCTTGATTTATCAACGTTTTCCCGTCGACCCCGCCGCGCCATGGGCTGCAATCGTTGATTTATCAAGGTTTTTCGGCATTGACCGCCAAGGGGGCTAAGGAATCTTTTTGACGGCCAAGCCCCTGCGGGTGGCTTTTGCT